CGAAGAAGACGCTGACTTCGCTCGAAATAACCTGTATGGGTTAATTGAGAAAGGTAACGAAGCCTTGGGAGGTATATTAGAAGTTGCAAAACATTCTCAACACCCAAGAGCATATGAAGTTGCCGCTAATATGATTAAACACCTTTCAGATGTTACTGAAAAGTTAATGACAATTCAAAAACAACAGCAAGATATATTAAACGCATCAAACGCACAACAATTTGGCGGGATGGTCAGTATAGACAAAGCAGTGGTGTTTACTGGATCAACTTCTGAATTGTTAAAACAGATTAAGGCTGAAAACGCCAACGTATAATGGCTATAGCTAATAAAAATAAAAATTACCTAGCTAACCCAAACCTCAAAAAGGTTGGAGTTACGGTAAACCTGAATGAAGAACAGATCAGGGAATATCTAAAATGCGTTAAAAGCCCAATTTACTTTATTGAGAATTACGTCAAGGTTATCACCTTGGACGAGGGTTTTGTTCAGATTGAACTATACCCATTTCAAAAAGAAGCAATAAGCGACATAAACAATAATAGAATGGTTTTGGTAAAGGCCGGTCGCCAGATTGGTAAAACCACAATGGTGGTTGGATATATTTTGTGGTACATACTTTTTAATGAGGATCAATTTGTCGCTATACTGGCCAATAAAGCCCCAACCGCCCGTGAAATTTTAAATAGAATTAAAATAGCATATGAAGCTCTTCCGCTTTGGTTGCAACAAGGCGTTAAAGTTTGGAATAAGGGCGATATCGAATTAGAAAATAAATGTAGAGTTATGGCGACTTCTACCGCATCTAGCGCTATCCGTGGTTACTCAATTTCACTTCTATATCTTGACGAATTCGCATTCGTTCCAACAAATATTGCTGAGGAATTCTTTACTTCCGTTTATCCGACCATCTCTTCCGGTAAAAGATCCAAGGTATTAATATCGTCCACGCCTAATGGAATGAACCATTTTTATAAAATGTGGACTGAGGCTAAAGAAGGTAGAAATGGATTTATTTCCATTGAAGCTGATTGGAGGCAGATTCCCGGCAGAGATCAAAAGTGGGCAGATGAGCAAAAAAGAGTGCTCGGTGAAGAAAAATATCTTCAAGAAGTGGAGTGTCAGTTTATTGGGTCTTCCGGGACTCTAATTCCAGGTTCAGTATTAAAAAATTTAGCCTTCGTCAAACCCATTTACCTGGGAGAAACTGGAATTAAAGTATACGAAAAACCAGTTAAGGACAGGCTGTATACTTTGGTTGCTGATACTTCTAGAGGTAAGGGTCTAGACTATTCTGCCGTAACGGTTATTGATTGCACTGATATGCCATATAAATTGGTCGCGACCTATAAAGACAATGAGATCAGTCCTCTACTTTTCCCGACCATATTAAAAAAGATAGGCGAATACTATAATAACGCTTATGTGCTATGCGAAATTAATGACAACGGCCAACAAGTTATTGATACGTTATTCGACGATTATGAATATGAAAACATCCTATGTACGGGCGAGGTAAGAAATAGAATTCAATTAACTTTTGGTCAAGGAAACAAAGTTACTCGCGGCATTAGGACCACTAAAAGCGTTAAACGTTTGGGTTGCTCTATATTAAAAAGTCTAATAGTAAATCAAAAATTGCTAATTCAAGATTTTGATGTTATATCAGAATTGTCCACATTCGTAGCTAAAGGTAATAGCTATGAGGCCGACGCCGGATATCATGACGACTTAGTAATGTGTTTGGTTCTTTTTTCTTGGATATCCAACCAAGCTAATTTCACTGAACTAAATTCTATAAATATCAGAAGCCGAATGTACGGCGACCAGATGAAGATGATTGAAAATGAGTCATTACCTTTGACTATAATGGGGTCTTTTGACGATAATCCAGTTGAATACGTTGAGGATGGATCTATCTGGAATATAATTAGTACTAATCATTAGTGGAAAACCTAGAATAGCTAAATAAGTCGTAATTCGTATCTCCAATTATAGGGGCGTAAATTCATGTTTCAAGTATCACCTGGTGTAGTTACATCTGAAGTTGATTTAACAACCGTTGTTCCTTCAGTTGGAACAACAACTGGCGCTTTTGCTGGAAATTTTAACTGGGGTCCAGTAAATTTCCCCATCCAAATAGCCAACGAAACTAAACTAGTAGAATTTTTTGGTAAGCCAAACGACGAAACTGCAGTTTCTTTCTTTACCGCAGCTAATTTCTTAGCTTATGGTAACGATTTAAGAGTAGTTAGAGCGTCAGTCAACGCCAATAATGCGGTAGCAAATACTGAGCTTTCTAGCAACGTTTCCATTAATAATGCAGACGTATACTCACAAAGTTACTATTATGCCAACTCTTCAACTGCTGGCGCGTTTACTGCTAGATACCCAGGTTCAATAGGAAACTCTTTAAGAATTTCGGTTTTTGCTAATACCGATGTTTCGCTATTTAATAGCTGGGCGTATAAAAATTTGGTCCAAGCAGCTCCAGGAACTTCCCTCTCCGTAGCTGCCAAGGGCGGTGCCAACGACGAAATGCATATTGTCGTTGTTGATGAGGATGGATTAATCTCCGGAACAGCAAACACAGTTCTAGAAGTTTATCCTTTTGTTTCTAAAGCAAATGACGCTAAAGATAGTGTTGGTAATTCAAGTTACTACCGCGACGTTCTTTACTCTAAGTCAAAATATGTGTATTGGACTGATCACCTAGACGCAGCAAATACTTCTGCAACTTGGGGAACAAGCTCAGCCGGAAAAACTTTTTCTGATATTAAGTTGCCGGGTGGTGCGTATAACGTATCCTTAACAAAAGGAACTAATGGGACGGCAAGCGTCGGCGCTCTACAAACCGCTTATGATAAATTTGCAAATCCAGACGAAATTGACGTTTCTCTGATTATGACAGCAAATCACAGCCCGGCAGTTGTTCTTTACGCCATCAACAGCGTTGCTGAAGTTCGTAAAGATGCAATAGTTTTCGTTTCACCTACGCTGTCTAACGTTCAGTCTGCTACTGCTGCTACCGATGTCGTCAACTACAGAAACAATGCTCTGAGCAACGTAAGCTCGAGTTATGCAGTAATTGACAGCGGATGGAAATATCAATACGACAAGTATAGTGACATTTATCGCTGGGTTCCTCTAAACGGCGATATCGCTGGACTTTGCGTTCGTACTGATCAAGTCCGCGATCCTTGGTTCTCGCCAGCCGGTATGTCTAGAGGCAACATTAAGAACGTTGTTAAACTAGCGTACTATCCAAATAAAGCCGACAGAGATACTTTGTATAAGAACGGAGTCAATCCTGTTGTTTCTTTTGCCGGTGAAGGAACTATGCTGTATGGCGACAAAACTATGTTGGCGAAGCCTTCTGCCTTCGATAGAATTAATGTGCGCAGATTGTTTATTGTACTAGAAAAATCTATAGCTAGAGCTGCTCGCGCTCAATTGTTTGAATTCAACGATGAGTTTACCAGAGCGCAGTTCGTTTCTATCGTAGAACCATTCTTGCGTACAGTTAAAGGTCGCCGCGGAATATTTGACTATCGAGTTGTGTGTGATACCACAAATAATACTCCAGAAGTCATGGACAGAAGTGAGTTTATTGGGGACATCTATATCAAACCAGCCAGAAGCATCAATTTTATTCAATTGAACTTTATTGCTGTTAGAACTGGGGTTGCCTTCGATGAAGTCGTTGGCCGTTTCTAATAAATACCTAAAAGCTTAGGAGATAACAATGGCTTTTAATATTTCTGAATTTCAATCTGCAATGTCTTTTGACGGAGCAAGACCTAATTTATTCCAGGTCACTATTCCGGTATTCGATCAAAAATTGACCTTCACTTGCAAAACTGCCCAGTTACCTGGGTCTACTTTAGGCGTAATTGAAGTTCCGTATTTTGGTCGTACAGTAAAGTTAGCAGGTAACAGAACCTTCCCTGAGTGGGTTGTTACGGTTATTAATGACGAAGACTTCCTAATTCGCAATCAATTAGAAGAGTGGATGGCAAGCATCAATACCCATGAAACGAATTTGGCAACTGATTTATTTCAAGGTTATTCCTTTGATGCTTCAGTAGTCCAATACGGAAAACAAGGCGATATTATTAAGGACTATACCTTTGTTGGTATGTTCCCTACAGATCTTTCTCCTATTGAGTTGGATTGGGGTTCTAATGATACGATTGAAGAGTACTCAATTACTTTCCAATATCAGTACTGGACCTCGAATCAAGTGGCGGTTGGGTGATGTCTATTTTTAGCAGTTTTGCTAATAAATTAAATAAGCTAAACAACAGATTTAACAAAGTAGTTAGAATTGCTAATCGTGCTTCTAATATTGAGCGGCAGATTAAAAGCGTTGCTAGAGATACTAAAAACGTTGTTAAGAACCCAACCCCGCAACGGCCAGCGGCTAGAATGCCACAACCAAGGCGTTCTACAAATAAAGATTAATATTGATTCATTAATTATGGAGTAATTATGGCTGTTAAACTGTTCGGTTTTGAACTTAAGCGCACCCCGGAAATAGATCAAACTACTCCGGCTATCGCTATTCCCCAAAACGACGACGGTGCCGTAACCATCACATCTGGTGGTTATTTTGGCACATATCTAGACCTAGAATCTAGTTACAAAAACGAAAACGATTTAATTTCTCGTTATCGTGAGATGGCTATGCAGCCGGAAATTGACGCTGCTGTGGACGATATTGTCAACGAATCAATTGTTCACGATAAAACCGGTAAGTCAATTAATCTATTGATGGACGATTTAAAAGTCCCCAATAAAATTAAAGATTTGATTAGAAATGAATTTGAAACTATTCTTCGCATTATTGATTTTTCTAATCAAGGTCAAGATTTATTTAAACGCTGGTATATTGACGGAAGGTTATTTTACCAAGTTATTATTGACGAGAAAAACCCTCAGGTAGGAATTCAAAATCTTCTATACTTAGATCCAAGAAAAATCAAAAAAGTAAGATCAGTTATAAAAGAAAAAGACCCTAGAACCGGAATTGAACTGGTTAAGGGCTATCAAGAATTTTATACTTATAACGAAAAAGCTAGTTCTTCTGGAACTATGATCGTAACTTCTCCTACGGATACTTCTATTAAAATTGCGCCAGATTCTATTGTTTCAATTACTTCAGGTATTATGGACGCCAGAAGGCAATTGGTTTTATCGCACATCCACAAAGCAATTAAGCCATTAAACCAATTAAGAATGTTAGAAGACGCCACAGTAATCTATAGAATTTCCCGCGCACCAGAACGCAGAGTATTTTATATTGACGTCGGCAACCTACCTAAAGCTAAAGCAGACCAATATCTTCGCGATATTATGACCAAGTTTAGAAACAAGGTTGTATACGATAGCGCCACGGGTGAAATCAAAGACGACAGAAAATATATGTCAATGATGGAAGACTTTTGGATTCCTCGCAGAGGCGAAGGTAAAAGTACTGAAATTACGACACTCCCGCCTGGTCAAAATTTAGGCGAATTGACGGACGTTAGATACTTCGAAAACAAACTATACAGATCTTTAAACGTCCCTATTACAAGACTAGAACAAAATCAAGGATTTATGTTGGGTAGAGCTGCCGAAATTACTAGAGATGAACTAAAGTTTACCAAGTTTATCGAAAAGTTGCGCGCAAAATTTAGCATTATGTTTGACGAATTACTAGAACGCCAGTTGGCTTTAAAAGGAATATGTTCAGTCGATGAATGGAAAGAAATGAAAGAATTCATTCATTATGATTTCTTAAAGGACAACAATTTTACTGAGCTAAAAGAAGCTGAATTGACTAGCAACAGACTACAAACATTAACG